TATTTCCTAACAATTTTCCCATCCAATCTAAACTGCTTCCAAGAGCATACGCCCCAACCGCACTATATTTACCAAGGTCATCTTTTTCTGTAGCCCCAAATAAAACTTTATCCATATCTAAATCACCATCATCACTTGCACCTTCACTTTTTCCACCACGACCTCCACCTACACCATATGGTAATTTAATTTTAGAAGGATCTTTCATAGTATCAAGAGCATGACGATCAACAGGAATAACATCTTTAGTTGGAGTTTTTGTTAATTTGGGTGCTTTTGTTTTCTTATATGCATCAACTGCTATACTTGGACCTTCTCCAAATTCTCTTAAGAATTCTTCATGCAAATCACCCGTTGAATGTTTATTAAACGATTCAATCAAATAATTTCTAGCAAGATGGGAAATATCTTTATTCATTTAAGTTTATTAAAATATTCTTCAAATACTTTAACAATATTTTTGTTTAGATTTCGGCTTGACGAACCAGTAATAAGTTTTCTTGCTGCATCGATTTGACGCTCTTGCCACGATCCTTCGACAAGCATCCATTCACGTCCTTCCATGATTCCATTTACGAAAGCATGTGGAGCAGATGGATCTGCAACAATATCAACGGCAGCAAGCATAAAGTCTTCTTGTACTTCTTGATATCCATTCTTAGACTTTAAAGAACCCATACCACGAGTAGATACACCTAATTGTGCACCTTCGTCAATAAGATTCTTTACAATCTTTCCCATTGGAGTATCTAAGATTTTTGCTTTACCACAGATAGAATTACCATCTTCATGGAGTTCTTTGATAATATGTGATACACGATCAAGATTAACAGTTGGTCCCGTAGGATGATTTAGTTCACCGAGAGCACGACCTTTATTTACGTACTCGGTAATGTATCGGTTAGTTTCTTTGGCAAGGGTTCCTTGTGGGTATACACGACCATTGCGGTTCTTTACACCTGATTGCATAAAAATACCTTCAATGAAGTAATGTTTATCTCCATTGCCAGCATTCTCTTTGATATACTTTATATCTTCAGTTAATTCGGTAATCAGCTTCATTTAGGTTCTTTCTTTCCAAGAAAATCTTTAGCAATGACTTTATATTGTTCTTGTAGTCGGGTTCCAACTTTGCCATAGAGAACTTTAGTGGCTTGTTCTTTGAACGCAACAGCATTTTCTTCTACTACGGTCTTGAGCATTTGACGGATATTGTTTTTCATAATAAATTTCTTACCTTCTGTGAAAATGTTAAATGTTGCTTAAATGTCGTACCATCAGTAAATAATTCAGAAATCATACGTTCTCTATTTTTAACATTCAATGATTCAAATAAATTTTTAAGATGCGTTATATCTGAATCAGTAATATTTATATTTGAACCACTTTGAAACTTATAATTTCCAGGTTTAAAGTTATTTACAAAGTCTACAAATTCATTTAACGTAGGGTTTTCTGGAGTAACTGACTCTCTGTATAACAATGATTTTGATACTAGTAATTCAGTTTCTTTAATACTTTCGTTCAATTTGGTAGATAAAACTTTAATTATACTTTGCTTAAAACTTTCATCATTTTTAAAAATGATGTTCTCTATTCCAGACTTTAATAATAATTTATTATTAGTCATGGGATATTACTGTTGTCCACCTTCTTGGGCTGCTTGTTGTGCTGCCATTGCTGCCTGTTCCTGTGCAATTCTTTGTCTGTCAACAACCATTTGTTTTTCCATAACCTTTAGTTGTTCTGGAAGTTGTTTGAGAATATCAGTCTTAACAAACTCGGTTGAGAAGTATTTACCAATGTATGGTTCAACAAACGAAAGCATTTTGAGTCGTTCAGAAAGAATTTCAGATTCTTTGAGATCCCAGAAATAATTATCTGTATTGAATACAAATTTAATATCTGTTTTTAAAACATCCCAATCTTCTTGAGTCATTACACCTTTAAGAAGCAATTGAACTCGTAAGGTATCCATGAAGAGACGAGAAAACTGATATCGAATACGATCAACAAATTTATAGAACTTAATTTCTTCTCTTGTGATTTCAGTAGACCGACCCATATTGAAACCAGTTGATTCAGCCGATAGACGACTAATTGGAACATTTAAACATGCAAACAATTTCTTTTTGAAGTATTCAATATCTTCAATTTGTGAAGTTGATTGTGCACCAGGAATAGTTGTAATTTCAGTTCCACGTGAACCTTCTCTACGTGGAAGCCAGTAATCTTCAAGTACTGACATCATCTTTCGTTCATCTCTTACTTCACCAGTATCTTGGTTGTATGTAAGTTTTGTACGGAATCTGCTCATCATGTCCCGCATATATTGTTCGGCTTTGGCTTTTGGTAGTTGACCAACGTCTACATAAAATATTTTACGTTCTGGAGCCCTAGCAATGCGATAAACTAACATTGCATCTTCCATTTGACGCAACATGTTTAGTGGTCTAATGGCTTTGTGTAGATATCCTAAAATACGTTTTGTATTAAGATCAACCAACCCAGATGGAACATATACAATGCTATCAAGAGATAAATGAAGTCCTTGTGGACCAGTCATTACTGGTGACTCTTTATCATTATTCGTATAAACATAATACTCTTCAACTTCTTTAATTAATTGAACTGGAGTGTTTGTCTGTTGAACATACTTATCCATTTCCTTTTTAAACTTACGAACTTTTTTAATCTTTAATGGATCCACGGAAACAATACTTTGAATACCTTGACCAGGAAGATCCTTGTCAATTACAATGTTATAAAACAGCTTTGAATCTACATACCATCTGCGAAAGATTTCGTATGATTTGTGATTAAAATCCAATAAATGAATTACAGTATCAAACTCTTTATATATTTTTGTTTTAATATTATCAGAAATTGGGCACTTGGACAAATCTAATTTTACTGGTGTGTGGTCTGTACCGGGTACAATGGAGGCATTTACAATTTCGTCTACAGCAGCATCGATTTCTGGATATATTGATATATTTCGATACTGAATAATGGACTGGGTTTCATCACGCATTGTGGCTGCGTAATCAAGAGCAGTACCAAAGAATCCACCAGCCTCAACAGTTACAGTTCCATCAAATACTTCTGGAACTGCAAACGATGCCATTGCATCATTTTTTTGATCTTCCTTGGTGGTTTTCTTTTTTCCAAACTGAAATCCAAATATATCAATTTCCATAATTCACCTTATATTCTCCTTGTAATATTTTTGATTTCCATAAAATCAAAAACAATCATTACAGTATAACTATTTAACACATTGGGAGAACCCATATTCATTTGAACTGGTTGAATTCCAGCAGGCCAGCAGCCATGTAAAATATATTCTTTTAGTGGTAAAGTATTACCATTTAAATCCAAATGTTGGATTTTCCAATTATTTGCTTTATATTCTCTTGATGTTTGACCACCTCCAAGTCTAGGAGTAGCAGATTTATTTTTATCATGATCGTTAATTAAATTTTGCCATCTATTTAATTTACCCCATAGGTTATTAGTTCCAACATCATCCCATATAGTGATATTCCAGGTTCCATAATCTCTTTCACCAGGATAATGAAATTTTCTACCAAAATAATCATAACTTAATGTTTTACTAGTAACTCTTGGTAGGGTAGCAGAACGTATATGAAAATCTGTAAATTTACCACCAGTTGGAAATGAACCCTCTATTCTAAATCTGTTAGAACGGGTTCCACCAAAAAAATCATTTTTAAAATCATTTAGCATGGTTAGTTAATCTTAAGTATTATAGTTCTCTTTATCTTGAATCCTAATATAATCAAATGTAAGAGTTGTATTAAAACCAACAAACCCTGGTTCAGCCATATTCAAACTGATTTCATCTACTACTGATGGCCAACATTTATATAGGGTTATAGTTTTTAATACTAAACCATTGGGATCCAATTGTTTCATTGTCCATGTTGTTTGTAGTCTTTTATATGAAAAATCATTAGCTTTTACTTTATGGGTATAATGACCATCCATAAATTCTGCCCATTGGTGTAATCCCTTCCATATACCGTTGGTATTATTATCATCATATATTCCAACGTTCCATGGTGCATACATTCTATCACCAGCAAAATTTATTAATCTTCCACGATACGGAACACTGATAGTGTTCATAGTTGATGCAGGCAATGATGCAGATATCATTTTAAATGTTGTATCTTTTACAGAAACATTAATACCTATAGGCCATTTTGGTTCAACGACAAATCTATTGGCACGGGTGCCACCCAAAAAACCTTCTTTAAAAGTTGTTATTGAATTATTGTTTGCCATTATTGTGTAAGACTAATATCAATTACAAAACTATCAATACTTAAAATTGGTTTAATTATAACGGTCATATTTAATGTGCCGGAATTATCAATATTATTAGAACTATCACAAAT